TACTTAACTCTTAGGGAATTGGCTTCTGCTGGGGCTGGGTCAAACTTAACCGTCAGTGATTTTACATCTGGATCGGCTGATGTATTCGGTTCAATCACTTACACTGCTGCATAACGAGGAAACAATATGGCCTTAACAAAAGCACACAATAGAATGATAGCAGGGGCAATGCCTTCTGTTGTTGACTTCGGGGCAGTGGGAGATGGCGTCACCGATGATCGTGCAGCTTTTGCTGCGGCTGACGCCAATGGGCAATTCCTTGTTCCAAACGGCACTTATCTTATTGGCTCAAATTTAACGATCTCAAACAGCATTACGTTTGAACAAGCTGGACAAATCAAAACTGCGTCTGGTGTTGTTGTTGACATTAACGGTCTTATTCGTTGCGATCAAAACGCAAGTATCCACATTGGTGAAGGTCGCCTTGAGACTGATAGGCTTGATCTTGAAGTCGGCCCCAGTGGTGATTACACAACCCTTCAGGGGTGCATTGATGATTTGCCTAAAGCAATTTGGCAAAAGATTAGAATTAAACTAGCTGACAGCACAACATTTAATGAAGATGTGCAGATTGATGGTTTTGTTTCATCGAACACCCAAGACCCTAATGCAGTAGGCACTGAAACGGCAACTGTTCAAATTCAGTCTGCCAGTCAGTCATTAGCTACTGCTGCAACTATTGGTTCTCTTCGATTTAATAGCTGCTCTGTTCCATTTCAGGTTAGCTGGGTAAAGTTTAACAGCACATCCCCTTTTGATAATGAAGATGCTACAGTCCAGTTTTATGACAGTAGAGGGATTATCAATGAATGTGATTTTTCTGGTGTTCAGGGTGTAAATTATCCAACTGCTGCTGACAAAGCTATTAGCTCTTATGGCGGTCAAGCTCGGTGCGGAAATAATATCTTTGGCACTAGTGTTTTTAAACATGGCATCGTTGTTAAGTCTATGGGCCTCATTGCATCTGATGGTGGTGACACTGGGCACTTTACTGAGCATTATATTCGAACCATGTCTGGTTGGGTGAATGGACAAGACTTTGACGCAGTAACTTCTGACTTAGAAAAGGTTCGTGCCGCCTATCAACTTGACCGTGGTTTTGTAACAGACAGTGACACAAAAACAATCCATGGCCCAACATCATTTGCACAACCATTTGCTACTGTTATCGACAGTCACTTTGAGAGCAAGGATTGGCTAGAAGAGACTTTGACATCTGGTGGTGCTGTTTCTGTTAATACTGTAAGAGGCCTAAAGATGGACACCACTGGCGGCACTGGTGGTTCTGTGAAGATGGAATACACCCGTGATGGCATCATTGGCGCATCAAACTGGGAAACTGGTGTAAAGAGCTTATTCTTTGTATTTGATGTTGTTAGTGCTTCTGCAACGGCAACCACTTATGTTGTCATGGGTGACACAGCATCTAAGTATATTGGCTTCAAATTTGTAAACCAAACAGCTTATGCAGTTTACAATGATGGCACTGGTGAAACTGTGGCGCACACATATGCTGGAACTGTTGGCCGTGCTTCGTTTGGCTTTACAACTGATGGAAGTCAGGTCGAGTTTACACAAAAGACACTGCTCATTCCTGCTGCTGTAGCTTCGACTGATCTTCCAACGGGTGCGTTGCCCACAAGCAAGCTGCAAATCTATCTTAATGACACTGCTGGAAACTGCTCCTACGCCATTGGTGAGCTTAGAGCCATGATTTCAGCATATCGTGAATAATGCGCCTAGTGCGTGGACAGTCCAGCCAAGGAGATAAAAATGGCTCTTACTAAAACAACAAAGAACGACAAGATCGAGGTCTTGCAACTGGCTGCTGGTTATCCAGTAGTGCAGGTTCGCACGGCAACAATCATTGCAGAGGATGGTGCAGAGATTAGCCGCACGTTCCACCGCCATGTGCTGACACCTGATGCTGATCTTTCAGTAGAAGACGCAGACGTTGTAGCACTGGCTAATGCAGTGTTCACTGACGCAGCCAAGGCAGCATACGCCGCAGCACAGACTGAGGGAGAGTAATCATGGCTAACGTAACAGCTTCCCTAACGGCAGACGGTAGCACAAGTCCCCTCCAGATCATTGGTCACTTCAACCTCTCCTTGTCAGGTACATGGGCTGCTACAGTTACAATCGAACGTAGCTGGAACCAGACCGATTGGTTTGCTGTAGACACATTCACAGGCAACTACGAAGGCGTAGGCTTTGATGCTGAGGAAGTCTTCTACCGTGCAACTGTGTCAGGCTATTCTTCAGGTACAGTTGTCATTCGTATCTCAGACAAACGTAACTTCGGTGCTAAAGACGTATTCGTACAGTAAGGCAATAACCAATGAGACAGATTAACGAAATCTTTATCCATTGCTCTGCTACACAACCTAAGTGGATGGCAGCTAATAGCTGTCAACAGAAGGTGGAGGAGATTCGTCGGTGGCACACAGACAAGGGGTGGTCAAATATTGGATACCACTTTGTTGTAGATCGTCAGGGTGACGTGTGTGTAGGTCGTCCAGTAGAACGTGTTGGTGCTCATGCTAAGGGCCACAACAAGAACTCTATCGGTATCTGTCTCATCGGTGGTTTTGGTTCGGATGCCAATGATAAATTTGAGGATCATTTCACAGACCTTCAACGTAAAGCTCTGGATAACCTTATCAAGGACTTGACAGACACACACAGCAATGCTAAAATACGTGGACACAACGAAGTAGCTTCTAAAGCATGTCCAGGTTTTCAAGTAAAGGAATACCTTGATGGACAATCCGAAACTAAAGAAGACACTGAAGAGGGAAGTAGCAGCCCTACTGTTGGCGGTCCTACTCTTGTTGATCTTCTTATGGGTCTTCTTCGAAAACTTACTGGCGGGTGAAGCTGTAAAGGTTCTTAACCTACCTATACTTACATTTGCTGGTGCAGCCTTTGGCTTAGACTCAGTAGTCAAACAATGGAATATTAGTAATAAATGAGTAATGTAACACTAGATCAAATTAGGCAAGCTGCTGAGAACGATCTGGCTACATTCATTAAGCTAGTAGCTCCTGAGCAAATACTAGGACAGTGCCACGAAGATGTATGTTCTTGGTGGACACGGCCTGACCATAAGACCCACCAGCTTCTGTTGTTTCCCCGTGACCACGGTAAGTCTCGTCTTGTAGCTTATCGTGTAGCATGGGAACTAACCAAAGACCCTACCCTACGTATCCTTTACATCTCAGCTACAGCTAACCTAGCAGAGAAACAACTAGGCTTCATTAAGTCTATCCTTACTTCTGAGACGTATCGCCGTTACTGGCCTGAGCATGTCAACAAAGAAGAAGGTAAACGTACTAAGTGGACTAACTCCGAGATTATGTTGGACCACCCTGCTCGTAAGAAAGAGAATGTACGTGACCCCTCTGTTTTCACTGGTGGCCTTACTACATCCCTTACAGGTATGCACTGTGACATCGCAGTTCTTGACGATGTGGTGGTATATGAGAATGCTTACACTAACGAGGGTCGTGAGAAAGTTAAGAGCCAGTACTCTCTTCTCTCCTCTATCGAAGGTGCTAATGCTAAAGAGTGGATCGTAGGTACTCGTTACCACCCTGCTGACCTCTACAATGATCTGATGCAGATGACTGAGGATCAGTATGATGTAGACGGTAATAAGGTATCAGAGGAACAAATCTACGAGGTTCTTGAGAGAGCAGTAGAGGATCGGGGGGACGGAACTGGAGAGTTCTTGTGGCCTCAGCAGCAACGTAAGGACGGTAAGTACTTCGGCTTTACCATGCAAATCCTAGCTAAGAAACGTGGTCAGTACCTAGATAAGTCTCAGTTCCGAGCACAGTACTACAACGACCCTAGTGACCCAGACAACGTACCTGTTGACCGTACTAAGTTCCAGTACTACGAACGTAAACATCTCACACAAGACAATGGTTTCTGGTTCTACAAAGATCGTAAGCTAAACATCGTAGCCTCTATCGACTTTGCTTTTAGTCTATCTAAGAAGGCCGACTACACAGCTATCGTTGTAGTTGGTGTAGACCACCAGAATAACATCTACGTCCTAGACATTGATCGTTTCCGTACTGACCGTATCTCTGAGTACTTTGAACATATCTTCCAGCTGTCAGCTAAGTGGTCATTCCGCAAAATGAGGGCAGAGGTTACAGTAGCTCAACAGGCTATCGTTAAGCAACTAAAAGAACTCATTAAGCAGAACGGTCTATCAATCAGTATTGATGAGTATCGTCCTAACAAACATCAAGGTAACAAAGAAGAACGTATCGCAGCTACCCTTGAGCCACGTTATGACAACCTTCAGATTTGGCACTACCGAGGTGGTAACATCCAGACACTCGAAGAAGAGTTGTCAATGAGACATCCACCTCACGACGATATTAAAGATGCCCTTGCTTCGGCTATCGACATTGCAGTTAAACCCTCTCAGCAAGTCCGAAGATCACGTAGCAACAACATCGTTTGGGCTAATAACAAATTCCGAGGAGCAGGCTAAATGGCTGGCACGACTATCGAACTACAACACATGCTTGGGCCTGACCACATGGCTGTTGAGATTGCTACTCGTTGGCAAACTTGGTCTAACCTTCGTCAGAAGAAGTTGGAAGAGTGGAAAGAACTACGTAACTACTTGTATGCTACGGACACCCGTACAACCAAGAATGCTATGTTGCCTTGGTCTAACAGCACCACTACACCTAAGCTGACGCAGATCATGGATAACCTCCATGCTAACTACTTCGCCACATTGTTCCCACAGCAGAAGTGGATGCGGTTTGAGGCGGCTTCACGAGACAGTAACGTCAAAGCTAAACGTGATGTAATCCAAGCCTACATGGATAACAAGGTACGTCAGAGTGACTTCGTTAACATTGCCTCTGACTTGTTGTATGATTACATCCAGTACGGTAACTGCTTTGCTACCGTCACATGGGAAGATAACTACCAAGTTAAAGAAGCTGGTGATCTTGTAGTCAACTACGTAGGCCCTAAGCTGGTACGAGTATCTCCTTACGATCTGTGCTTCAACCCTACAGCTTCTAGCTTTGAGAAGGCCCCTAAGATCATTCGTTCCATCAAGACCCTTGGTGAGATACGGGCAATGATTGACAACGATCCTTCAAACAAACATCTAGAGGGTGTGTTCACTAAGATGATGGGTGCTCGTGCATCTATCCGTACATCAGATAGTGAGTACAAGGCAGATGGCTTTATTGCTGATGGCTTCTCATCTATTCAAGAATACTACGAGTCAGACTACGTAGAAATCCTCACCTTCTACGGTGACTTCTACGACACAGCTGAGGGCAAGCTCCACAGTGACCGTGTGATTACTGTTGTAGACCGAGCCTACGTATTGGCTAACGAAGAAAACCCTAGCTGGTTGGGTGGTGCTCCTATCTTCCACGCAGGGTGGCGTCCACGTCCTGACAACCTCTATGCAATGGGTCCACTGGATAACCTCGTAGGTATGCAGTACCGTATCGACCACTTGGAGAACCTTAAGGCTGATGTCTTCGACCAGATTGCATACCCAATCATGAAGATTCGTGGTGACGTAGAAGACTTTGACTTTGAACCTGGTGCTCGTATCTATCTAGGGGAAGAGGGTGACGTAGGCTACATGGCTCCAGATGCTACAGCATTGCAAGCAGACCTGCAAATTAGGCTGCTAGAGGACAAGATGGAAGAGATGGCTGGTGCACCTAAGCAAGCTATGGGTATCCGCACAGCAGGCGAGAAGACAGCCTTTGA